GACAATTTAAGCCTTTTAGGGCTTGAGCAAAAAGTCGAGTTTGCTCCGTATGATCTGTATCCGAAGAAATTAAACTATGACTTGGTTTTTGTAGATGGCGCGCCGGATCTTAGGCTGGATTTCGCCAAAGACGCCTGGGAGCAGTTAGAAGTTGGCGGCGTTATGATTTTCCACGATACCCGCCGTTTTGAATATTTCAGAATGGCTGCTTGGATAGCGCAATTGCATTTCAATGCGATTGACCGGATTGAAGTAAATCACCAAAACAGCAACATGACGCTCATTCACAAGATTGAGCCTCGGCAATACGTCAACTGGAACGAGACTGAGGGGAAGCCCGCCTGGGCTTACGGCAAGGCGGATCGACCGGATGGGGCTGGATTATGGCAGATAGAAAGCTAAAAATATGCGTCTATGCAATTAGCAAGGACGAGGAACAATTTGTTCGTAGGTTCTGCGAGTCGGCTAAAGACGCTGATTATATCCTTATCGCTGACACTGGAAGCACTGACCGAACGGCTGACGTCGCATTTGAGTGCGGTGCGGTGGTCCACGATATTTATGTCAGCCCTTGGCGGTTTGACATCGCTCGCAATGCTGCTCTTGCTCTTATTCCCAGGGATATTGACATATGTATTTCGCTTGACCTGGACGAAATATTAGAGCCCGGCTGGCGGGAGAAAATTGAAGCGGCGTGGACGCCCGAGACAACAAACCTTTGGTATTATTTTGATTGGGGCCACGGGATTAAGTTCCCGTACCGCAAGATCCATAGCCGGCACGGTTATCATTGGCATCACCCGTGCCATGAAGATTTGCGGATTGATGGGCGCGTTCAGGAAGTGCGAACCTGGTGCCCGCACCTTCTTGTCACCCATTACCCGGATCCGACAAAGAGCCGCGGTCAATACATGGACATTTTGCAGGTTGCGGTGCAGGAAGATGACAAAGACCCGCATCACTTTTTCTACTATGCGCGCGAGCTAACGTTCTATCGTCGCTGGGAGGAAGGCAAAGCCGCTCTACAAAAATATCTCGATATGAACGCGCCCGGCGCGCAGAATGAGCGTTGTTACGCCATGCGCCTTATGGGGAAGTGTTACGCTGAAACCGGCGACAATGTAGCGGCCGAGAAATGGTTTTACCTGGCCGCCGGCGAGGCCCCAAACACCCGCGAGCCCTGGTGCGAGCTGGCCATGCTTATGTACAGACAGCGGCGCTGGGAGGAATGTTTTGCTGCGTCTATGCGAGCCCTGCGGATAAAGGATAAACAACTTGTTTATACGTGCGACCCGGCTGTTTGGGGGCATTGGCCGCACGACCTGGCCAGCATCTCCGCCTGGCATTTGGGGTTAAAAGATATAGCGTTAAGAGAGGCCGAAATTGCTGTTGAGCTAACGCCTGACGACGTTAGACTTCAGGGCAATTTGAAGTATATTCGCGATGCGTTGGATGGGGAGAGAGCGGCATGAGGTATGGACCCCCAGTCCCTAATTAACTTGGCTGTAGGAATAATCCTTACTGGTCTTGGCTGGTTCGGGCGGCAGCTTTGGGATGCCGTCAAAGACCTGCGTAAAGACCTGCATAAGATTGAGTCTGAACTCCCGCGCGTTTATGTCGCCAAGGAGGAGTTTCGGCACGACCTTCAAGAAATTAAAAACATTTGCAGTGAGATATTCCGCAAAATAGACGACCTCCGTGACAGAAAGGCAGACAAATGAGCCTCGACGTTGACCGAATCACTAAGTCGGTTGGCGCTGTCACGGCTGTTTTTGCTATGGTTGGTGGGGGTTATACCGCTTCTGATAAGCTCGGCTTGTTCAGAAAGCCGATCCTTGAGTGGTCGGCGGAGCATTTCAGCATCACGAATGGCCCCGCCAATGGTGAGTTTGCCGTGGTGGCCGCGCGCCGAAAGATCAGGGACGATTGCTCGGTTGAGCAGTTCTATCTGGAGGTTCGCGACTCCCGATACATTGTCCACAAAGCTAACCCATCCATAGCCAAGTTTTCTGGCCCAGCTAATGATAAGGTGGATAAGTTTGGCTACACCATAACTATTGAGGACTCCAATAGAGTAGCACCCGGAAGGGCCACTTTGTTGGCTCATATCAGGTACAAATGCCCAGAGGGTGAGGTTCTTCTTAATTACCCGGATCACGCCAATCTGACTTTCAACATCACCAAATAGGAGTTGTGCCATGCGTATGTCTGAAGATGGATTGGCGTTGGTCAAGGAGTTTGAGGGCCTGCGTCTAAAGGCATACAAGTGCCCGGCGGCTGTCTGGACTATTGGCTACGGCCACACCTCTGCGGCAGGCGCACCGACCGTCAACCCCGGCATGGAAATTACCAAAGAGGAAGCCGAAGCTATCCTCAAGCGCGACATGGTGCAGTATGAGGCTGGCGTCGAGAAGCTTGTCAAAGTTGAGCTTACGCAGGGTCAGTTTGATGCGCTGGTGGACTTTGCCTACAACGCCGGTGTCGGCGCGTTGGCCAAGTCCACACTACTCAAGCGTGTCAATGAGGAGCGTTTTGATGACGTTCCTGCCGAGTTTATGAAATGGGTCCGTGGCGGCGGCAAAGAGCTCCCAGGTCTGGTTCGCCGTCGTCGTGCTGAGGTAAAGCTCTGGCGCGGTTTGGACACTGAGAAGCCGATCCCTGTGGAAGAGGCCCGCGTAGAGCCGGACGCCCCTACCCCTAAGAAAAGCATCGTGCAGTCTAAGGAGGCCAATGGCGCGGTCATTGCCGGCGGCGCCGGCGCGATTGCTGTAGTCCAGGAAGTCATGCCGATCATCAAAGAAGGCGGCGACATCTTGTCCGCCATGAGTACGACCGCTGTCGTTTGCCTGGTCATTGTTGTCGCGGCGGCTGCGATCTGGTATTTCAGAAAACAGAGGCTTGACGAGGAGGGAGCATGATTGGATTTCTGTTCTCGCCTTTTGGGCGCTTGCTCTCAGCGGTTGGCGGGGTTCTCCTCGCCATCGCCGCTGTTTATGGCAAAGGCCGGCGGGATGCCCGGCAAAAGCTGGAGGCCGAAGCCAATGCTGATGCTCTTGCACGTACGCAGTCTGCTATTCGGGCTGGCGATAACGCTGCTACTGATCCTGCCAGGCTGCGCGAGTCTGATGGACATAGGCGCGACTAAGACAACTAATGCTTCAGTTTGTGCGGTTTGGAAGCCTGTAAGCTGGTCTAAAAAGGACACCGACCAGACAATTACGGAAATAAAGGTGAGCAACGCCCGGCGCGAGGCATGGTGCCACGATGCGAAATAGGTGCTAGAATAGAGCGTTAGCGGGGATCCTATGACGACCGGCCTGACTTACACCACTTACAAAACGCAAATTGCGACTTTGGCTGTCGTTGAAGAGGCGGATCCCGCGTTCGTCACTATCCTGCCGCAGATGATTACTTACGCAGAAAACCGCATCTGCCGAGAGCTGGACTTTCTGTTCACTTCTAAATCCGTAACTGGCTACGCTGCGGTCCAGGGAAGCCGGCAGATAACGGTTCCTGAAGGCACGTTTGTCGTCCTGGATCAGATCAATATTCTGACGCCGGCGGGGGTTATCAACCCGAATGTGGGCACTCGGAATCCGTGCTTGCCCGCAACTAAAGAATTCTTGGATGCGGTCTACGGCGACTCAACCGTGACCGGGCTGCCTAAATATTTTGTGCCCTTCAATGATAACCTGTTTTTGATTGGGCCTTACCCAGACCAACAATACTATGTTGAAATTGTTGGGACGTTTAGGCCGGATAGCTTGTCCGCCGCCAATCCTACGACGTTTATTAGCACCTATCTGCCGGACGTCTTCATTATGGCGAGCATGATTTACGTATCTGCGTATCAGCGGAATTTTGGCCGCCAGAGCGATGATCCGCAAATGGCGCAATCCTACGAAGCCCAGTATCAGACCCTTCTGAAGGGCGCGGCGGTTGAAGAGGCTCGCAAGAAATTTGAGGCTTCTGGCTGGACGTCTCAATCCCCGTCTCCCGTCGCCACCCCTACGCGGTGATTTCCAATGCCGCACGCTTCTCTTAAACTTCTTCCAGGTGTCGATCAGAACCGGACGCCGGCGCTGAATGAAGCGGGCATATCCGAAACCAATCTTGTTCGGTTCATCCCGGATCGTCAGAACATTGGCCTGGTTCAAAAGATTGGCGGCTGGACGAAATTTTTTCCCAATAACATTGGGTCGATTGTCCGCTGTCTTTGGGCGTGGGAAGACACTAACGATCAAGATTACCTGGCGGTAGGCGCTACGGCATCTTTATCGTACATTTTAAACGGCGTTCAGAGAAACATAACGCCGAGATCAAGAACAGATAATGTCGCCGTCAATATCGACGCCACGTCTGGTTCAAGCGTCTTTGTAATTAATGACACTGGCAGCAACATAACCAGCTTTGATTTCGTCTATATCCCGGTTCATATCAGCGTAGGCGGCGTGGTCCTGTTTGGCATATACCAGTGCACGGCAATCGGCCCCAACCAGTTCAGCATTAACGCTATTGATACGTTGGGGTTTAGTCAGACTGCCACCTTTAGCACCGACGATAACATAGCTGTTACCGGCGCATCTGGTACAGGCACAACCGCGACTTTAACTTTTACGGACGTTTACACCTTCCCGGTTGGCAGCGCCATCACGGTTACTGGGGTGAACCCGGCGGGGTATAACGGCGCGTACATTGTGACGGCCTGCACGCCTAGCACCAGCGTTTCGTATGAAAGCGCAGAGACAGGGGCATATGTCTCGGGTGGTACGTTAAGCAACAACGGCGTAGTTCA